AGAAGCCTGCATATCCATCCGAATGGTTGGTTTGAGGCAAATCGGGTGCTAAAATCAGTTCTTCAGAACGATACTGCGAACAATGCAATTAATGTACTGAAAGCAACCAATGCTCTCCCAGAGGGTATTAAGATGAATCATTACTTCACAGATACAGACGCATGGTTTGTAAGAACTAATGCGCCAAGGGGTATGATCGGCTATCAGAGAGACAGTTATCCCCTAAAACAGGATAACGATTTTGATACGGATAATGCAAAAGCAAAAGCGTATGACAGGTTTTCCGCCGGATGTACCGACCCGAGAGGACTGTACGGCTCGTGTGGGGCGTGACGCGTAAATAGCACTTGACTCTGTTCATAATTTCTGGTATCCTTCAGGAAATATTATGGAGGATACCAGAATGAGCAGAATTAAGAAAGTATGTACAGTTGAAGGATGTCGTAATTGGGCGACGAGGCAATATGGTTTATGTGACAAGCATTGGATGCGGTGGCAAAGACATGGACATACAAATCCGACAAGACCAAAAGATTGGGGGATTCGTGAAAAGCACCCTCTCTATGGTGTTTGGACATGGCGACGACGGAAAAAAGAAAATACGTTATGTAAAGTATGGTATAATGATTTTTGGCAGTTTGTATCGGATGTGGGCCAACGTCCTGGAAAAGAGTTTACACTTCGTAGGATTAATCAGAATACCTTGTACGGACCGGATAATTTTGAGTGGGTGGAAAAAAGGGTTCCTAAAGGTAAATCTGAAACAGGAAAAGCTTATGCCAGAAGATATCAACGTGAGTACCGTAAGTCGGAACATGGCCAACGGGCACTTAAGAATGCTGCTCTTAAAAAAGCATTTGGGATCACTATTGATGTATATGAGGCGATTTTTGATTATCAAGGGGGCGTATGCGCCATTTGCGGAAAAGCGGAAACAGCCATTAATAATGGTTCAAAAGAAATTCAAGCTTTGGCGGTTGACCACTGTCATAAAACAGGTAAAATCCGGGGTCTGTTATGCAGTAAATGTAATACAGGGCTTGGGAATTTTAATGATTCAAAAATACTTTTACAGACGGCAATTAACTATTTAAGCCGTTGCGAATAATATTGGGGGAGTAACATCCCCCATTACTTAACTATAAAAAATTCATAACTGACCGCAATGCGGTTTTATAGGAGGGCAAAAGATGCCTATTTCAAATTATCCTAAAGGGTTTGCTAACGGTATTAATCTTCGTGGACTTCCAATTTTAAATACATATCCTGGAAAAGTTTTTTGGGTGTATTCAGGGGCGGGATCGGACAATAATAAGGGAACATTCGATAGACCTTTTAAAACTATTGATTACGCTGTTGGTAAATGTACGGCCGATCGTGGAGATGTTATTCTCGTAAAGGCCAATCATTCCGAAACTATTACGACTGCGGCGGATATTGATATTGATGTTGCCGGGGTTTCAGTTATTGGTTTTGGTACTGGAGACAATATGCCAATGATTGACTTTACTGCAGCGGCGGCGTCATTTGTGATTGGAGCAAATAATGTAACAATCGAGAATCTTAATTTTCATGCTAACGTAACGGAAGTTGTAGTTGGTGTGGATATTGATGCGGGTGTTGATTACGCTTGTATTCGTAGATGTAAATTTGATGTCGAGACAACGGGTACCGACGAGTTCCTTATTTCTATTCAAACAAATGACGCATCTAATTTTGCCTTAATTGAAGGATGCAACATTGATAACGGACTTGGTGGTGCGGTACATGCGATTAAGTTTACCAAAGATACGGACGGAACTATTGTCAGGGGTTGTACTATTCAGGGGGATTATTCCACAGCTAATATCGGTGGGATAACAACGGCTTCAACAAAACTTGATATTGATGGGAATCTTCTTATTAATGGTGGGGCGTTGGCCCTTGGTACAGAGCCAGTAATTGAGTTGCTTACAGGTACAACCGGAATCGTTCGTAATAACTATTGTGTTTGTAATCTGGCGACTAAACTTGCGGCCATTGCTGCGGATTCGGTTCTTCTTTTTGAGAATTACTATAATGAGGACATTACAGGTACTGGTGGTCTTATTGGTACCGTATCAGCAGATGATGTATAGGGGGGAGGGTGACAGATGGGATATGATTATAAAACAGCGAGTCTTACTGCGGAAAATACTTTTACGGATTGGTTAGCCCCATTTAAAAAATCTGGGTATATAGATTTTGCTATTACTGGGACCTGGGCGGGGACGTTAACTATTCAAAAACGACAGGAGCGGGGCGGAGTATATACGGACCCAATAGATGTCGAAAGTTATATTGCAAATTCGGCAAATTATATTGAGGATCACGTTTGGGGCGCCGAGTATAGGATTGGATTTAAGACAGGTGATTATACGTCGGGTACCGCAATTGTGAGATTGGATAGATAAAATGTATATTAAAAAACATATTGAAAGAGATAGCACTAATTATGAAAGTATTGAAAATAGAACTTATGGTGCAAATTTACATAGATTTTTAAAAAAGGCCAGGGATTGGAGGTCTAAAAAAAGATTTGCTGAAACTCCTAAGATAGTAATGATTGGTGATAGTATTACTGGTGGGAGTTGGGCTGAAGATTTTAAAACTTGGTTGTGTGAAGCCTATAGAATAGCTGGTGAAGATTTTGCTATTCATTGGTACGGTGGTTATCCTATTCAGGGTATGCTTCCCTTTATTGAAGAAACTTTGATTTATCCGAATCCTGATTTAGTTATTTTTAATGAGTATGAAAGTCCAGGACTAACTGAAGAAAGAAAGTTTGTAATTGAAGATGTAATTAAAATAATCAGAGACAGAACAACAGCAGATATTGCAATTGGAACTTGGTCAATGTCAGATACAATTGCAGCTGCGTATCTTGCAGATAAGACATCACTCATTAATGATGATCAATATGAATGGTTTAACTGGTATAGAGATATAGCAAGTATTTATAATTGTGAGCTAATTGATTTTAATGAGGCATTGAAAAATGCGTTGGATTCAGGGCATTCGGTGGCTTCTTTAGGGATGAGTGGTCCGCATCTCTCAACTGCTGGATATACCATTGTTCATCTCCCAGAAATAAAGAAGCATTTTGGATTAAGTGATGATCAGCTTAAGCAATACATACCCTATCCCTTAAGCAATAAAGAAGAATGGATTTATCTGGCTCCTGCTATTAAAAATGATTGGCTAAAGAATACTGAAAAACTTACTGTTAGTGGTACAGGTTGGTCTACAGATCAAATTTCTATTAGTACTGCAAATGTAGGTGATTATATTGAGATACAAATGAAAGATATTATAGGCTTTGAGATTCAGCATGGTGATACTGCTAATGCTGATTTATTATTAAAGCTTTCTGGCGGCAGCTATACGGCGCCATCAACTTTTACCAATAATGGGAAACCTTTACAATATATTACTGAAGTATTGCCTGTCACAAATAGATATGATTGGGATAATTTTCGTTTTAAACGTCCGTTTGAAAAAGGAACTTTAACAGCAAATGAATTATCTGATGGTTCTCTTCGGACTGGTAGATATACAATTAAGGCTTTAACTAATTGGTCTTGTGAAATGTTTAATCCTGCCAGTGTGTCTATGGGAACATTTACGATTGGCCAAACAGCAGATTTTGTTGCAGGGAATTTAACTTTTCCACAAAAATGGAACGGAGAGATGAATTGGCGAGGAGCTGGCGATCTTGTTGTTAATGACATTTATGAATTTTTCATATGCAATAATTGGTGTGATACATTATTAAGTCAAGGTAATGAACGCACTCGTATGATTGAACCTGATAAGATTGTAGTACAAGATGTAGATAATTATGCTACTTGGAGTAAAGATACTGGTGTGGGTAGAATAGTACAAGCTCCTGGAGGTAGTGACGCTTCTCTTCAATGGTTTAATTTTATTATTGGGAATACTTATAGATTAGTATATAATGAATTATCAAGAGTGGGAACATCACAATTACGTCTTCAAACACCAAGTACCTACTTTGATCTTAATGCAGAATATCAGATTATAGAATTTATAGCAACAGCAACACTGCTTAAAATAGTTCGTAAGGATGCAGGTGATCTTGATGTTTCATTTACTATAAGTTGCCAAGACATCACAGCAGGCGGCATTGAACAAGAGGGAACAAATAGAGTTGTCGGTCTTGAGCGTGGAGATTATGTTTTGAAGATCACTGCTACAACAGGTGGTATGGATTTGTTTGGGATTAATTTGCTGCATGGTGGTTGAGATATTTTATTTACGATGGGGGGGATAAATAATGCCCTACATACCTGGTGACTTTTGGCGTATATGTGACAGATGTGGCGGGAAATTCCGGCAGAGTGAAACACGAAAAACTTGGGATGGGCTGTGGGTCTGCAAGAAAGATTGGGAACCACGGCACCCCCAGGATTTTGTTAAAGGGCGTGGCGACAGACTGTCTGTACCCGAACCTCGTCCTGAACCAGAAGATTATTTTTTATCGGATAATGAGGTAACTGCGGAGGATTTATAATGGCAATATCTGGATCATATGATTTCAGCCTTAACCGGGATGAGATAATCAATAAAGCGTATACAATGGTTGGAGCTGTAGCGATAGGTGAGGACCCAACCGCAGACGAATTAACAGAAGGTGGTAGGACCCTTAACCTTATGCTTAAAGGTTGGCAAACCGAGGGCATAGGGTTATGGCTAAATCAAGAAATTACAGTTAATTTAACTACTAATACCGTATCGTATGACCTTGGGGCAAGTATCCCACGACCATTGGAAATAATAGAAGCAAAAAGAGTAACCTCCGGTGTACATTACCCACTGTTACAAATTCGCAGAAGTGAGTACTTATCTATAGCAGATAAAGCTACCGCAGGAACAGTATCACAATTTTATTACGATCCTCAACTTACAACTGGGGTACTCTATGTATGGCCGCCCTCCGATAATGCAACTGATACCCTTAAACTTACAATTAAAAAACCGATTTCGGACTTTGATGCGAGTACCGATGACGGTGAGTTCCCTACTGAATGGTTAGATGCAGTTGTTTCAAACCTTGCTATCCGAATTGGTATCGAGAACGGTATTGATGTAGACCCCGGATTAAAGGAACTTGCGGCCACAAGTAAGAGCCTTGCAAAGGAATTTGATACAGAGAAAGATATCCCTTCATATGACCCGGCGTTAGACAGGGGGCATTTAATAAGTGAAGCATACTCACTTGCTGGTGTAGTTCCTATAGGAAGTGATCCTACAATTGATGAACTACTGGATGGAATTAGGTCTTTAAACTCTATGCTTAAGAGTTGGCAAACTGAAGGCATAGGGCTGTGGTTAAATCAGGAAGTAACATTATTTCTAAAGTACGAGGGGAAGAGTTATTCCCTGGGGCCGTCAGGTGACCATATGTCAGCATCTGTCGTTAAAACAGAAATAGCAACGGCGGCGTCTTCTGGTGATACGGATATAGTTGTGGATTCAATTATAGGAATTACGAATGGAGATTATCTCGGTATTGAATTGGACGACGGTACCGTTCAATGGACGACCATTAATGGCGTACCTTCAGGTTCAACAATAGCTGCTGCAGCAGCCTTAACAGATGATGCGGCGGTAGATAATCACATTTATACCTATACAACAAAAGCTGGGAGGCCATTACAAATAATTGAGGGCCGTAGGGTAAGTGAGGACGGTAATGAAACACCATTGTTACTGATCTCTCGGAATGAGTATATGGCGCTTTCTAATAAGGGTACTTCAGGTATTATAAATCAAATATTTTATGATCCACAATTAACCAATGGTATGTTATATGTGTGGCCTACTTGTGCAGATGTTAAGGATACACTTAAACTCACAATTAAAGTACCGATCGCAGATTTCGACGCAGGTAATAGTGAGGGTGAATTGCCCCCTGAATGGCGAGACGCTATTATTTCAAACCTTGCTTTACGAATTGCCATGAAGCAACCGCCAATTACGTCCCCAGATGGCAGAAGTACGGGGTTTATGATAAATCCAGAATTAAAGCGTTTTGCAGTTGAAAGTAAATTTATGGCTCGTACTTTTGATACTGAGAAAACATCGATATTTTTTCAGCCAGAGAGGAGATAGTATATGGAGATTCCGTTCCTCGGTGGTGCGTATGAAGGTCGTTCAAAAAGTCTGAACGCCCAACAGAGTATTAATCTGTTCCCTGTTTCTGATAAGCAAGAGGCTAAAACAGTTCTCGCTATGTATGGTACGCCAGGTACTGTTGATTTTGTTGATACCGGTACAGCGGCAATTGTACGGGGGATGCACGTCATGGGTGATTATCTATATGCTGTGGTCGGTGCCGATGTATATGAGATTACTACGGCGGGTGTGGCTACAAAATTAGGGGTCATTACAACTGCTACAGGGCATATTGGCATGACGAATAATGGTACCCAACTTTTAATTGTAGATGGGACAGCATACGGCCATATTGTGACCACAGGGGCACTTGCCGATATTACTGATGCTGACTATCCAGTAGCTACTGATTGTGTCTTTTTTGATGGGTATTTCATCGTTTCAGTAAAGGATACTGGTAGGATTCAGATATGTAAACTATACGACGGGACTTCATGGGACGCACTTGACTTTGCGACAGCAGAGGCTTCACCGGATGCGCTTATTGGGATAGGTACCACAAGACAGAATATATGGCTATTCGGCGAGTATTCAATTGAGATATATTATAACGCTGGTGATCCAGACTTTCCATTTCAAAGAGTTCCTGGGGCAATAATAGATTTAGGCTGCGAATCGGCTACGTCAATTACAGAGATTGAGGGTGTATTATACTGGCTTTCCAACAAAAAGACAGTAGTAAAAGGGGAAGGATACGGGTTCCAAACAGTATCGGTTCCCGGTATAGAGTATCAATTATCAACTTATTCCACAACAAATGATGCTGTGGGTTATACATACTCAATTGAAGGTCGGACATTTTACGTCCTTAATTTTGCAAC